GACCCAACTCGTTTGCTGACCTTTCTCTCAATAAAGGCTAATATTTTGTCTTCAGGAATCCCAAACCAACGCATCAAGTCTGAGAAAAACACTACAGCCCAACCTTGCACAGACTGATCTTGTCCCTTTTGATCATTCATAGTGAAACTATTCATTCCAGCTAAACTTGAACTCACCCACGACTGAAAAGCGTCAGGAGATCGCTTTGCATGCAAATAATAATGGGAAGGTGACTTCTCTAAAACCTTGTCAAGCACATACATGCCTAAAGGTCCTTCCTCAAACAAGTCACGATCGTTATGAATCATAATAGGTTGGTGAGCTTTAGCTTTTGAAAATTCTCTATCCTTGAGTTTGTCCTGAGCCTTTGAAAGGATTCTTATGCCTGCATCCGGGTCAGAACGATTCACACTTGACGACTTCAATGCCTCGGTGCGTTCACCTCTCCGATACTGAAATTTTTCGATGTACTGTTCCCAACTAGTAGAATTCCAACTAAATGGCTCATACCAGCCCATGTACAGCCTAAATGCTTCCCACACTGATTTACCAAAACATTCTTGATCGATCATTTGGGCTCTATTCTGCTCAATAGTGCTCCAAGTAATACGTTGACGAAGGGCCGCAACAAAACCAGGTTCATCGTTCCTCTGAGTCAAAGCCCAATTATTCACTGTGCTATGAGAATATAGTGGACTGTCGACAGGGAGAAGAGCAGCTATCTCAGCCCACTTAGCTTTCTTAGTCCTACCTTTTAGGCCTTTGACAATATTTTGCATGACTTTAACATGGTCTCTTCGCAAACTCGGAGTGTCCAACAATTGATAAGAATACTCCTTCATGAAAAGTTCAGCACCATAACGCTCCTCAACCTCAGAGTTGTGACGCTCAATAAAGCCAGTTCTGTCTCCCATTGGAATCTTTGTCGGATTAACCAATTCTCCGGGTTGCTTGTCCTCAATGTCAGGCTCAGGCGCATCAAACTCAGGTGTCGTGTCAATATAAGACCAAAACTCAGGATGTTCCCGATAGGCTGGTTCACTGCAAGACAATCTAGCACCAGCTCGAAGACCATCAGGATCAATGTAATCAGCTTCTGTAAGGTCGGGATACCAACCTTTAACAAAATTCCAATTTTTGCACTTATTAAAGGGTCCTGCAAGCTTCATCTTCATTGTAGGAGGCAACATCTTGCCACTAGCCTCGAAGATATCAACCGTATATCTAGGGTCAATGTGAACAGGCCGGCCAGGTACAAAATTTTGTCGATAATGCTCAAGAACCCGCAATACGGGATTGGTTTGTAATTCAGCTTCTGATCTACCATTCTCCCTCCAAGTCCTAATGAACAGCACATAACGAGCCCTAGTCATGGCAGTGTAGAGAAGCCTAATTTCATTGCCACGAATCACTCGATCATTGACTTCAATCAATGCTAGAGAAACCGTTTTGCCTATTGAGCCAGCGAAAGTGTTGAATTCTCCTTTCCTCAACTGTTCAGCCCAAACGACATCCAAATGAGCACCATAATACTCATGCCTATCATCCCACATTGTCTTCAATGTGCTGTCCACTAAGTCAGGCCATATAACACCAAGATCCATATAATTTGAAGGCATTGAGTCAGAGAAACCGAAACCTCCAGGTTTGATACTAAAAGTGGGCATACGGAAAAAATTCGCCACGTTAGGGCCAAAACGCCAAGTGCCTAGTAGGTAATAAGGGGCATATTTCATATAAAGCTCCAGTTCACCTAACTTGCAAGGGTCATTCAAAGCGCAATCAGGTTTTGGTTCATGCCAAGACGCTTGCCAAGGGTCTCCCAAAAACACGAAACGCTCTATATCAGGTCTTAATATAGCCAAAAGACTCAGATAACCTTTAGGGTAACGATTCTCATCAAAGAAAACAGTCCGTGCACTGAGACCCTTTGCAAGGGCCTTCTCAAAAGTGACTATCATGTCACCAGGCATTGCTCTACGACCAGCCTTCCTTGTGGCATCAACTTTATCTCGCCAATCTTGCGCAATTTCAGACGTAGGGGCCACTACCATAAACGTG